GTAAGTAAAATGAAACTATTAAAAGATATTTGGGGATGGATTAAAGAATGGAATGACTGGGGTATGTCAGACTGGATTAAAGCCGGTGTTGTCGCTGTAGTCGTTGTAGTAATCTTATCAAAGATACTTAGTTAATGTTATCTCTTTTATTAAAACCATTGATGGGCGTTGCTAGCAGCGCCGTCAGTGGATACATAGAAACTAAAAAAGCTAAGACAGAATTAAAACTTACAACTATAAAAGCAACTCAGAAGTTAAAAGAAGATCAAATCGCAGGCAAAGTTGCTTGGGAGGCTTCGGCAGTAGATCAGATGAAAGGGTCGTGGAAAGACGAGGTAAGTTTAGTGGTGTTACTTTTACCTGCCGTGCTAGTATTCACACCTTGGCAAGAACACATTCATAAAGGCTTTGTTGCCTTACAGGATTTACCATCGTATTACCACAATTTATTATACATTGCTATAAGTGCAAGTTTTGGAATAAAAGGTGCACAAGGAGCTGCAAAATTATTTAAAAAGTAACATATGGATCCAATAGAATTATTAGAATTTATAAACAAAACCATTAGAAATAAGAGACAAGATATCAGCGAAGTTATCTTGACAGGTGGTGCTCAAGACTATAATACTTATAGTAATCTAATAGGACAGTTAAAGTCATTAGATTATATTGAACAAGAAACACAAGATTTCTTGCAAAAAAGGAGAATAAATGTCGAAGAGCACAAAGATACCTGACAGAGTTTTAAACTTTGATAAAGGTGCGACTGAAGAAGTCAAACAAAAACAATTAGATCCCGAAAATATAAAAGATAAGCTACCTAAACCAACAGGTTGGAGAATAATTATATTACCTTACAAAGGTACAGGTAAATCTAAAGGTGGTATTATTTTATCAGATCAAACAGTAGAAATGCAATCAGTAACTACTACATGTGGTTATGTATTAGCAGTGGGTCCTGATGCTTATAAAGATTTAAACAAATTCCCGGAAGGTCCGTGGTGTAAAGAGAAAGACTGGGTTATCTTTGGTAGATATGCAGGTTCTCGTCTTCAAATTGAAGGTGGAGAAATTCGTATTTTAAATGATGACGAAATTTTAGCAACAATCAGTAATCCTGAGGATATACTGCATTTATATTAACATGGAGGAACCATGCCTGAACAAGCAATAAATACGACATTCGAAGAGCCTGTAGTTAATGTTCCTACAGAAGGTGATAACGTTGATGTTGAAGTAAAACAAGATGATAAGCCTGAAGTAGAGATACAAGAACCACAAGCCAAAGAAGGTGAGTTAGAAGATTATAGTGATAAAGTTAAAACTAGAATAGCTAAACTTACAGGAAAACTTCGTGAGACTGAAAGACGAGAAGAAGCTTCTTTTAAATACGCAAAGCGTGTTGCAGAAGAAAACAAAAAGTTAAAAGCTGAAAAAAACAGTATAGATGATAGCTATATTGATGAGTATAAAGCTAGAACAGAGATTGAAACAGCTAAAGTCAAGGATGACTTACAAAGAGCAATTGAGTCTAATGATGTTGAAGCACAAGTGTCAGCACAGGCGTCTCTCGCTAACTTAGCTATTGACAATCAAAGGGTTTTAGCTACAACTGAAGCTAGGAAAGTTTCTAAAGAAGAGGAAATTCAACAAGAAATACCTGTTGAACAACCTCTTAAACGTAAAGATCCTAAGGCAGAAGCCTGGGCCGAGAAAAACACTTGGTTTGGTCAAGACGAAGCAATGACTTATGCTAGTTTTGGTGTCCATAAAAAAGTAGTTGAAGAAGGCTTTGATCCAAACTCAGATGATTATTATTCTGAGATTGATTCTAGGATGAGAAAAGAGTTTCCCCATAAATTTGATGGGGTTCAAAACACAGGCGCTACAAAACCCGTCCAATCTGTAGCATCTGCTGGTCGCTCAACAGCGCAATCATCTGGACGCAAAACAGTTAGACTGACCCCGAGCCAAGTTCATATCGCCAAAAGACTTGGAGTACCTCTGGAAGAATACGCTAAATACGTGAAGGAGTAATAGCAATGGAAGATAATACAACCAAGAAGACCTCACGCACTGATAATTCTCGTGAAAAAACAAAGAGAAATCAACCTTGGCGCCCACCATCAAGCTTAGAAGCGCCTGAAGCACCGCCAGGATTTAAACATAGGTGGATTAGAGCAGAGACTCTAGGTACAGACGACAGGAAGAACATGGCCGCAAGACTAAGAGAAGGTTTTGAGCTAGTTCGAGCTGACGAATACCCAGACTTTGCCGCTCCAACTATTGATAATGGCTCGCATGCAGGAATTATAGGTGTAGGTGGATTAGTGCTTGCTCGTATACCTAACGAGATTGTTGAATCAAGAGCAGAGTATTTTGCCGAACAGACAAAAACTCAAGAAGAAGCTGTTGATAATAATCTTTTTAAAGAGCAGCATCGAAGTATGCCCATCTCTTCTGAAAGGAATAGTAGGGTTACTTTTGGTGGTGGTAGAGGAAATAAGAAGTAATTCTTAAAATGCCTCCTATCACTATAACTTATAACAACAATAAAAACCTAACTGGTTTTATAGGAGGACTTAACCATGGCAAATAACGATGCCCCTTTCGGGTTTAGACCTGCAAAGATGATTGGTGGAGCAGCATTTAATGGTGGCCAAACAAGTTATGGAATTGCAAGTGAATATAATACAAATATATTTACAGGCGATGCAGTTGAATTGCACACTGACGGTACAGTAACCGTTGGAGCAGCAGCAGCTACTAACTTAATAGGCGTATTCAACGGATGTTTTTTTACTAATTCCGCAGGAGAACCTACATTCTCAAAACACTGGCCTGCTAGCACAGTAGCAACTGATGCAGTAGCCTTTGTAATAGACGACCCAAACGTGGTCTACGAAGCACAAGAAGATAGCACAATATTGGAGCCTCATGGCCTGCCAATAGAGGTTCTAATGCTGATTTAGTATCTACTCACGCAGGTAGCACAGCAACAGGACGTTCAAAGCAAGAGCTAGATTCAAGTTCAATTACTGCTGCTACAGCACAGTTTAGAATCGTAGATGTTTGTACAACTGAAGTAAACAATGACACAGCAAGCGCAAATGGAAACTATCTCGTTAGAATTAACGAAGGTCTTCATTATGCTAATACTGCTGGTATCTAATAGGAAGGACTAATAGATGGCTATATCAAGAAGTCAACTTGTCAAAGAGTTGGAACCTGGTCTTAATGCATTATTCGGTCTAGAATATGCAAGATACGAGCAGGAGTGGTCAGAAATTTTTGACACTGAAAACTCAGACAGAGCGTTTGAGGAAGAAGTAGAACTTTCTGGCTTTGGTAGTGCACCAGTAAAAGCTGAAGGAGCAAGCGTACAATTTGACGATGCTACAGAAGCTTTCACTAGTCGTTACTCACACGAAACAATTGCTTTAGCATTTGCTATTACTGAGGAAGCCGTAGAGGATAACCTTTACGACAGCCTAAGTTCTAGATATACAAAGGCTTTAGCACGTTCAATGGCTAACGCTAAAGAAATCAAGGGCGCAAATGTTCTTAACAGAGCATTTAACTCTTCTTTCACAGGCGGAGACGGTGTTGAATTATGTTCAACTGCACACTTAACAGTAGCAGGTGGCAACTATGCCAACGAACTATCAACATCTGCTGACTTGAACGAAACATCATTAGAGCAGTCATTAATTGACATCGCAGGCTTTATTGATAATCGTGGTCTTAAAATCGCTGTAAAGGCAACAAAGATGATCATTCCAGTTAATCTTCAGTTCGTAGCTGAAAGATTAATGAAGAGTCAGTTAAGAACTGCAACTTCAGATAATGACATTAACGCTATCGGTAACATGGGTATGATCCCTGGCGGATACGTTATCAACCATTATCTAACAGATACAGATGCATTCTTTATTAAAACTGATGCACCTAATGGTCTAAAGCACTTTAATCGTGCGCCTATCAAAACTTCTATGGAAGGCGATTTTGATACAGGTAACGTAAGATACAAAGCTAGAGAGAGATATTCATTTGGATTCTCTGACCCTAGAGGTATCTTTGGCTCACCAGGAGCTTAATAAATAACCAAAGAATGGGGGTATATCCCCCATTCTTCTTATTGCAAATTTTCTTTAAAACTGTATACATAAATATAAGAACTACGTAGACTGCATATGCAGACGATATAGAGACTATGTAGTAAGGTCTATATAACCAAGGAGGTTTAAAATGGCAAACTCAACATTTAGTGGTCCAATAAGATCAAAAGGTGGATTTAATGTAATTAATGAAGCTAGCGATACAGGAGCAATTACAGAAACTGGTTTCTCTGTAAACTCAACAGGACAACTTATTTCACTAGGAACCAGAAAAATACAAACATTCGCAGTAGATCTATCTGGAACAAATGCAGCATCAGTTACTTATGGTGATAATGATGTTCTAGTAGAACTAGGTGCACTAAACACAGATCATCCAGATGCTTTAGTAACAGCAAGTAAATTCTTTATTCATAAAGTAGTGCTTGGTATTACAACTGCAGCGGCAAGTGATGCTAACTCATTAGCTAACTTACAATTATCTGCAACTTCAGGTACAGCTACCAACACTGCTATATCTTCAGGAACTGAAATTGTAGGAGCTGGTGTTGCATCATTCAATCCAAGAATTTCTGCTACTGATTCAGTAACAGAGGTTGATATTGATTTAGATGCCACTGCTGGTACTTATCACGTTTTTGCACCAAACATTACTGCAGCTATTGCAAGTAAAAACTTGTACTTAGGTGCTGGTTCTACTTGTGATACAGCTTTAACTGCATTTCGTGGAACACTTGAAATAGAGTATTCAGTATTCTAAAAAATAATGTGGGGCTTCGGCCCCACAGTTCTTAATTAAGGAGGGAACATGGCAGACGTAGTAACAGGACCGACAATCCTACAACAAAACGACAA